ACATCGTGCTGGACCGGGTGGTCCATATCGGTGACCTGTGGGACTTCGCCTCACTTTGCACGCACGACATGGAAGATCCCCGCTGGGCGCACCGCTCCTTGCAGGAAGACATCGAGGCCGGCTTCAACGCGCTCGACTGGATCGCCTCCATCGCCGCAGCCTTCGGGGGTGCGCCTATCGACTTCAACGAGGGCAACCACGAGGACCGCTACAACAGGTGGATGGCCTCTGACAATCGGCTGCTGACGTCGGAGTTCCCGAAGACGGTCAAGCAGTTGGTGGCCCAGCGGCGCCCGACCTTCAAGATTCGCTACCACTCGTTCTTGAAGCCCGTCTCCATCTACGGCGCCGTCTTCCAGCACTACTTCGTCAGTGGCGTTATGGGCCGGCCGCAGGGTGGCGAACATCATGCCAACAATCTGTTGCGGTCCCAGCACGTTTCGTGCGTCTGCGGCCATTCGCACCTGCTGTCCACTTCGACTCGGACCAAGGGCGACGGCAGCAAGATTCACGGGCTGGTGGCCGGCTGTTTCGTGGACCCCGAAGGCGACTTTGCCTATGCCAAGGCGGCCAAGAAGCTGTGGTGGAACGGCTTTCACCTGTTGCATTTCTATGCACCGGGTGAGTTCGACGTCGAGTCCATCAGTCTTGAAAGGTTGGGATAAACCTGCTATAATATAGCATGGCCAAAACCCCTGCTTGGCAGCGTGCCGAAGGCAAGGACCCCAAAGGCGGGCTCAATGCCAAAGGCCGTGCCTCTTACAATCGTGCGAACCCCGGTAAGCCGGGCCTCAAAGCTCCTCAACCCGAGGGAGGCCCGCGCCGGGATTCGTTCTGTGCCCGCATGAAGGGCATGAAGAAGAAGCTGACTTCCAAGAAGACGGCCAACGATCCCAATAGCCGCATCAATAAGAGCCTCCGAGCCTGGAACTGTTAGCATGTCCGACGCAGCCAAGCAAGCCCAAATGTCCGAACAGATGGCGGCCAACGCCTCGAAGGGCGCCCTAATCGAGAAGGTTGTATTCGCAGCCATCCCGATCCTCTTTAGCTGCGTCGTGTACCTGATGACATCCCTGTCGTCGGCCAACAACGAAATCACCATCCTCAAGTCCCGCATTGCCGTGGTTGTGACGCAGGACAACCGGGCTATCCCGCCGCAAGGCACGACCATCGACATGGCCCAGATCCGCGAACATCTGTCCAACCGGATCGAGCAGGTGGAGCGAGACGCCGCTATTGCCCGGGGCAACATGACGCTGGACCGTGAGCGCAGCATGGCCGGCATTGAGCGTGGCCGACTTGAGATGGCCGCTGACGCGGCTGCTGCCCGTGCCGCAATTCGGGCCGATCTAACCCGCATGATCAACGAACTTGAGCGGCGCGTGGCCCTCTTGGAGTCCCGGAATGGAACCGCTCCTCAATCTCGTTAGGACGGTAGCCCCGTCCATTGCGACTGCCGTGGGTGGACCACTGGCAGGCATGGCGACCCGTGCCATTTCTGAGGCCCTGCTTGGCAAGCCAGACGGTAGCGAGGCCGAGCTTGTCGAGGCGGCAGCCAAGGCGACGCCGGAGCAGTTGCTGGCCCTGAAGAAAGCCGAGCAGGACTTCGCGGTGCAGATGCGGGAACTGGACGTCGATCTGGAACGCATCGCCAATGAGGACCGCAACAGTGCCCGGGACCGGGAGATCAAGACCAAGGACTGGACGCCCCGCTTTCTAGCCGCTGGCATTACGTTTGGCTATTTCGGGGTGCTGTTCTTCATGTTGCTGAATGGCCTGCCTACGACGGGCGGCTCCGAGGCTATGCTGGTTATGCTGGGCACGCTTGGCACGGCATGGGGTGGCGTGGTTGCCTATTACTTTGGCAGTTCCGCCGGCTCCAAGGAAAAGAGTGATGCAATGAGTAAGATGGTGCGCAAGTGAAAGAGAACTACGCCAAGTGGTTGGCCCTAATTCTGAAGCATGAGGGCGGCTACGTCGATCACCCGGAGGACCCGGGCGGCGCCACCATGAAGGGCATCACGCTCGCTACCTTCTCGGCCTTCAAGGGCAAGCCCATGAGCAAGGACGAGTTGCGCGCCATCTCTGACGCCGATGTCAATACTATCTACAAGGATCAGTATTGGGACGCCCTGAACTGTGACGATCTGAAGTCGGGCGTGGACCTGCTGGCCTTTGACATGGCCGTCAACAAGGGCGTTCGCCGGGCAGTCAAGCTGATGCAGCGGGGCGCAGGTGTTGCCGATGACGGGGTGCTTGGCCCCAAGAGCATGGCCGCCATCAATGCTGCTGATCCTACCGACCTGATTGCCAAGGTGTCCGAGGAGCGGCGCGACTTCTATAAGAGCCTCAAGACGTTTGCAACTTTCGGCCGTGGTTGGCTGCGGCGTGTCGACGAAACTGAGAAGGAAGCTCTCCATGCCGCTTAAGAAGGGCTCGTCCCAGAAGACTATCTCGGAGAACATTGGCCGGGAAATCAGAAGCGGTCGCCCGCAGAAGCAGGCGATTGCGATTGCGCTCAGATCGGCGGGCAAACCCCTCCCCGCCAAGAAATCCAAGGAGAAGTAAAATGGCTGATGATATTCGTAGTCGGGCGGGACTTGATCCCCGAGAAGAGGCTGCCCGCCGCCGTCGTGAAGGTGAGGCTCGCCGTACTGCGGCCCGCGAAGCTCTGACGCAGGAGCAGATGCGCGAGCGCACCATGCGTGAGATGGAGCAGCGCCGTGCTGCCCCTCCTCGCCCCGCGCCCGCCGCCCCGCCTGCGGCATCAGCCGCGCCGGGTCAGAGCTTTTCGCAGCGCCTTCAGGCTGAAGCGATGCGCCCGCCCTCGTCTAGCCCTGCTGCGCGTGCATCGCGTACCCGCATGGGTGCCGGGGCAGTAGGCGCTGGTGCGGCTCTTGGTGCAGCGGGCTATGAGGCGTATCGCCGGGGCATGTTTGACCGCCGCCGCCCGGAAGCACCGGCCACTGAAGCTGCTGCGCCTGCTTCGCGCACGCGAGAAGAAGATATGGAGATGGCGCAGGAGCGTGCGCGCATGGATCAGGAACTTGGCGAAGCCGGCCAGCGTATGCCGACTCCTCGTCCGCGTCCTCGCTCCGCCGCCCCGGCTCCCCGTGAGCTTTCTGCGGATCGCCTGAACGACCTGATGATGGGCGCCGAGCCGACCACCGCCGAGGAGCGTATCGCGCAGATGCGTATGCGCGGTCGCCAGCAGGAGCTTGAGGAGCGGGGAACTGCCTTCCGCAAGGGCGGTATGGTGAAGCCGAAGGCCAAGCCGGTTGCCAAGAAGGCTGGCGGCATGGTGGCTGCCAAGCCGAAGCCGGCTGCGAAGAAGATGATGAAGGGCGGCATGGTTGCCAAGCCCAAGGTTGCTGCGAAGTCCAAGCCGATGCCCGCCTTCAAGAAGGGCGGCGCCGTTAAGAAGGGGAAGAAGTAATGCCTGGCATGATGAAGAAGGGTATGATGTATCAGGAGGGTGGCCCGGTGCGGTCGCCCGGCAAGCGCCGGATCATGGAAGGTGGGCCGAAGGGTTTGCCGATGATGACGCCGGAGCAGCTTCGTCAGGCCCGCGAGGCGATGACGCCGGAGGAGCGCCGTGAATATCAGAGCGCGCCTGATGCCCGCGAGATGGAAGACCGTCAGCGCCGCATGAAGAAGGGCGGCATGGTCAAGAAGGCTGCTGGCGGCATGGTCAAGGCGAAGGCGCCGGTCAAGAAGAAGGCCGGTGGTGTTGTGAAGAAGGCCATGGGTGGCATGGTCGGAAAGGGGTGCAAGTGATGATGCGTTCGAACATGGGCAAGCAGGTTACGCAAGGCCCGATGAAGAAGAAGATGAAGGCCGGCGGCGCCGTGAAGGCAAAGGCGGTCAAGATGCAGAAGGGCGGCAAGGTGCCGTGCGCTAGCTGCCCGAACCCGGCGGCGTGCCGTAAGGCTGGTCGCTGCTTGGCGGCTGGCTAATGGCCAAGAAGCCCGAAAGTCGGGTGAACGAAGCGGGCGTCTACACGAAGCCCGGCATGCGCAAGTCCTTGTTCAATCGCATCAAAGCGGGGGACAAGGGCGGCAGGCCGGGTCAGTGGAGCGCCCGCAAAGCTCAAATGCTCGCCTCTGAATACAAGGCGAAAGGTGGTAAGTACCGTGACTAAGCGTTGCTTAGGTTGCCAAGTCGAAAAAGACTTCGCAGACTACTATACGTTTAAAGACAAATGGTCTGGCCGGCAATACTACAGTTCTCGTTGCCGGCCTTGCCACAATTTGTACAAACATACCAACGCAAACACGCCAAAGAATAGAAAGTCTGAGAAACTAAAAGCCAGATACAAACTTAGGTATGATCGTTGGCAGGAAATTCGCAAGCAGCAGAACTTTGCTTGCATGATATGTGGCGTGACGGAAGAAACCTTGGGAAGGAAATTAGACGTGGATCACTGTCATGCCACGGATGTTGTGCGCGGGGTCTTGTGCAATCCATGCAACACCCTCCTAGGGCACGCTAGAGATAGCATCGCCACGTTGGAAAATGCTGCAAAGTACCTTAAAGACAACGCGAAGGGCTACAAGTCGTGAAGGAGCCGCAGAAGTCGCTGGTCGATTGGACCAAGCAGAAGTGGCGCACCAAGTCTGGCAAGCCCTCGACACAGGGACCAAACGCTACAGGCGAACGGTATCTGCCCGAGGCTGCCATCAAGGCTATGCCTGCCAGCACTTATGCGGCGAGTAGCGCGGCGAAGCGGAAGGCGACGAAGGCCGGCAAGCAGTTTTCAAAGCAGCCTGCCGGCGCCGCCAAGATTGCGAAGAAGTTCCGCTAGAACGGATACTCCGTCGGCGCATTGTAGTTGTTGACGGTCTGTTCCCAGATGGCAGCGCCAGCGCCCTCGCCGTGGAACACCACGTTGATGCGGTTCTCGACCAGCCAGCGGTTCCACTGCCCCAGATCCTGCATCGCAGCCACCAGTTCGCCGGTCGTCAGGTAGGACTTCTGATCGGCGCCCAAGTTGACGCGCATAAGCTGCTGCTTCACGTCGTCCTTGTTGGTGTCTTCCGGGTAGAAGAAGTCGTAGCCGTAGAACTCGAAGCGGCGGAAACCCATAACAAAAGCCAGCATAGGAATCCGGGTCGCCGAGCAGGTGCCACCCGCCACAACCATGCCCGTGTCGAAGGACGGCGGCTTGGCTGCGAGCGTGGCCTGCGTATGGGCGTGCCAGCCAAAGATCTGGACGTTCTTTTCTTCGAGGACCTTGCGCACTGACGGGTGCGTCATGGTGGCAAAGAGGAACTTGTCCTCCGGCCCCACATCCTTGAAGAGATCGGTGCGGATCACGCCGTGCGTAGACTTGCCTTCGACCGGGCGCGGATCGAGAATGACAGTCCAGTCAGGCGTAATACCCGCCGCCTTGAGAACCGGCAACGAGTGCTTCACCGCAAAGATCACAGCGCCAGCGGCCTGCTTGGCGCGGATGTCTTCGAGGAAGGACGGCAACGTAGGACCGGCGCTGACCAGCAGAGCGGTCTTGGTGTGCGCCTGATAGGAGCCAATCCAAGTCGTAATGGCGGCAGCGTTATCCGCAATATGCTGAAGTTGCTCGCCCTTGTCAACTGAGTCGATGGGTTTCACCTGAATGCGGGTCTTGAGTTCCGGCATCTTGTAGCCGTCGCGGACAACAAGGCCGAAGGAGATGGTCTGCGTCAGGCCGGCGTAGCCGTCGCCGCTGGTGATGATGCGCTTCTGGCCGCCGATCTCCTTCATCACCTTGCGCGGACCTTCCGGCGCACCCTCTTCCTCGTTGACGATCACGTCATCGAAGACGATAAAGGGTACATGCTTCAGGCATTCGTAGTCCGACTTGGTCGTCTCGTAGCTGTGGCCGCCGTCAATGTAGGCAAATGTAGAATCTGCTACAACGGCAGCGGAGTCGGGCAGCGTCTTGAGCGTATTGCCCTTGATGAGTGAGAAGGCGAAGTTCAGACCCTTGCGCGCCATCAACTGGCTGTAGTTGTTGAGGCGGTTAGTGACGATCCAAGAATCGGCGTGCGGCTTGGTATGGCCTTCATGCGCCCGGTCGTTGCCGCCCTCGAAGGTGTCGAAGCCGACATAGGAGACGGACGTGACGCCCGTGGCGAACGCGGCTTCTGCCATCTGGATTGCGCGGCTGCCGTTCCAAGTGCCAACCTCTACGATGCGGGCCGCGCCGGTCTCGGCGATGGAGGCGCCCAGCAATTCGCACAGGGTTTCGTAGCGGGCCGGTGCGCCAAGCGCGGGGTTGGCGATGGTCTGCTTGTCCGGTCCCTTGTAATGCACCATGTAGGCGGCAAGCGGCGACTGATGGAAGGCATCGAGGCCGAGGCAGCCAGGCGACAGGTCCTTGATTTGCAGGCCGTGCGCCCGATGCAGCAGGGCAATGCGGTCGAGGACGGCGTTGTCGTGGGCCTTCTTGTAGTGGAAGGCTTCGAGCGAATTGTACAGGCCCCAATAGTCGGCCAGCAGGGAGGCGCCCTTGACGGTGGCCAGATTGAAGGCGAACCACGAACCTTCGCTTTCCTTGACGGTGCGCCGGTACAGGTACGTCAGATGGTAGTTATCGTCAAAGAGTTCGGCCAGCAGGTCCTCGTTGATGGGCCTCATCGTTTCGGTGTCAGCGTCAATGAAGCCGATCCAGTCGAGGTCGGGCGTCACAGCGGAGGCGAGGGCGACTGCCTTGAAGCAGTATTCCAGAGAGGGGCCGTCCTTGGCCTTGGAACCGAGGTGAGCCTTCAGCTTCTGGAAGGAAGCCGTGTCTTCGAGTGCCCTGAAGGTGATGCCCGGAAATTCAGGTACATTGCCTTCGAGGTCGTGGTGCCAGATTTCGAGGTCGATGTTGGTAGGCCAGAACCGCTTGAAGGACTCTGCGAAACGCAGGCCGTACCGTTCCCATGAGGTTGGGCCAATCGTGGTGATAATCTTAGCGCGCATCAGTGTAGGCTCCGAGGAGTTCGTTCGTCCAGAAGTCATCGAAGGCAGTAGTCTGCCGGTCGACCATGCCCGGCACGGGCGGTCCATAGGTGAAGTGAATGCCGTTGATGGGCAGCGGCCGGTTGTTCTCTTCGGCATCCAAGCCCCTGGCAGTCGTCGGGCTGTAGTTCGGGACCCAGTGCCACGACTCGGAGAGGTAGCCGATGTCGGAATCGTCGAGCCACTCGAAGGTGTGGAGGCGGTTGCCGCTGGCCATGTTGACCATCTCGACGGTCGGCAGCTTGGTGGACTTGAGGTTCCACAGCATGAGGGCCGACCACAGCTTCCTGTTGTAGCGGGACTGCACTTGGCCGTCCATCTTGGTGGTGCCGGTTGGCGAGAAGTTATGGGGCACAACCATCACCGTCTTGGACGGGTCAGCTTCCTTCACCAGCTTATGCACGTCGTCGAGCCACAGCCAGTCGCAGTCGGTGAACAGCGCCCAGTCGGTCACGCCGTCCATCTTTGCTACAATCGGGGTGAGGAAGCGGGAGTGCGAGAACTGCACGCTGAACGGGCGGCCATCCCGCTCGTCCATGTAGGAGCCGTCCTCGTTAATGCGCCACGGCCGATCAAAAAGCTGGCGGCGCCGCAGGTCCAAATGCTCTAGGTGCCGTATCTCTACTGGCTTGCTGGCATATGCCCTGACGGACGACTCTGTTACGCGGAGAGCCTCTGGCTCGCGGTGATCAACACCAATGTAATAGGCGAATTTCGACATGCCCGCAGGATACTATTCCTGCCCAGACCTGTCAAGAATTTTGTCCGACTACTGTTGGTTCCGCCAAAGGCTGCGGTTGATCATTTCCACAGCAGCGTCACGGGCCGGGACGCGGGTCGCGCGGGTAAGAACTTCCGGCGAACCCCGGCCCAAGAAGTCCTTGCGGGCTCTATCCAAGATCGCGTTCGGGTTGATCTGGACTTGGAACTGCGGTGACTTGTCTGCCTGTTCGGCCCGGATTTCACGCACGCGCGTAGCCAACTGTTGGCGCAGGTTAGCCACTTCGTCGGAACGGCCAGCTTGCTGCGCCTCGTACATGCGCATGACAATGCGGGACAGTTCGATGTTGACGCGCTCGGTCGGATCGCGGGTCGCCTGCTGAAGCTCACGCTGCCTATTGACGGTGCGGCGAATATCCGTAAACTCGGGCGGCGCAAAGCCGACTGCTTGCTGCACGCTAGGCGGCAGAACGCCGGATTGGGCTGCGCGCTCAACGTCCTGCGGAGTAATGATGCGCCCGCCGCGACGCGTGTATTGCTCGCCGGTCAGTTCGATCTGGCCACCCTTGATCGCGTTGGCCAAGCTGGTCGGCGCCATAGCATAGGCGATGCCCCAATAGTCTCCAAGTTGCCAAGACTTATGGGCTTCAAACGGCTTCTGGATCAGACCGCCGATGGGGCCCAGCAGGGAGAAGACGTCCCAGTCAGTGATGCTACCTTGGGGCAGCGGGTCGATCTTCATGCGGCTCGTCAGCGTCATCGCGCCGTAAGCGTGGGGCAAACCGTAGTTAGCAGCAGAGGCAACAAGACCATTGCCGATATACTTTTCGAGTTCCTGCTCGAAGTCGAGAGCCTCGCCGAAGGCAGTCTTCCAGATGAACTCCATGAGTTCCTTGAGACGATCAGCGAAAGGCAGCGACCAGATACCGGCGATTGCAACTTGAGGGACCAGCAACGCCAAGAACTGAATAGCGGCGGCCTTGGCCATTACTGGATCAGACTTGCGGATACCTTCGACAGTCTGAGCAGCGCTACGGGCATACAGTTCAAGCAACTTGAAGACAGGGCCCTGGAACTGTGTGACAATTTCGGCGGCCGGATGAAAGCGTTGGATAAGGGGACGGTCTTCCGGGCCGCTGCGAAAGTTGGTTTCGTCCGTTGCGACCTGCGCATATTCATAAGGACTGGCGTAGGTGCGGTTGTCCATGCGAGCAGCGCGCTGCATGACGGAAGGCTGTGCTTTAGCAAGGCGATAGGCGGTGAGGAAGGCCGCGACGCGGTTGGTTTCGTCCACCGCGTTGAGCATGCGGCCCGACCAGTCCAGCATCTTGTTGGCGCCGGCTGCGAAGGTAGTGGCGCTCTTGTCGGCGATGCCGGCGTTGCGTAGGCTTTCGGCCGAGACTTGGCTCTGAAGGCTGGCGGTCTGCGAGGGACGGAGGCGACCATCCTTGATCGCGCGTTGAAGCGCAGCCACTTCATCAGCCGGCAGTTTGCCAGCCTTGGCAACGGCTTGCGCGAAGTTCAGTTCGCCTTGGATCGACTTGGCAAGGTCGCGCGACAGGTAGACATCTCGGAAGGCCGTGGCGTAAAAGCGGCCAGCATTGAGGCCAGCACCGTCGCGCAGGAGGCGGGCAGCGAGAACGAGATTCTGCGTGAACTGGATGGCAGCCGTACTGAAGTTGAAGCCAAGATACCAGAAGAATGCGAGGGCACGGCCAGTACCAAAGGCTTCAGTCGGCGTCGTATTGTAGTTGAAGTAGTCGTTGGCGAAGTTCTTTTCTTCAAACGTCAGCGGGGCGATTGCCCGATTGAAATCCTTTTCTACATGGCGGCGGGCCTGAATGTTGGCCAGCGTCAGGAAGTAGTTGGGCAGCGTGTCGCGCGCGTAGTCAACGGCGTTCTCGGGCGTGACGGCCCGCAGGATGTCGTTGTTCGGGCGGAAGAAGCGATCCATCTGCGCCTTGTCGATTTCCTTCGACATCTGGTTGATGATCTTCTTCGCCTCGGGACCGCTCACCTCACTCAGCTTTTCGAGGTAGCGCGTAATGAACTCGCCGTCGCGCTTCAGACTGGCGGCCCGCTCGTTGTTCTCGGCGCGCATACCCTTCGTCATAATACGATAGCGGCCAGTGTCGGGGAACTCGTCGCGCAGCGCCTTGATCGAAATGGCCTCAAAGTCACGCTGCAAACCGGCACGCTGCCGGGCCTTCTTGATACCCTCGACCGGGTTGTAGAAGTAGATGCGGACCAGCTTCTCCTTGCCGTTCGGCTGCTTTTCGTAGGCCGCCACAAAGTGGGAGCCGCGCGCTACCTGCGGGAAGAAGAACGGATCGCGGATGGAGTTGAGGCGCTGCACCTCGGCGAAGCCTTCGGGCGAGGCGGCACGCACTTGCTCGGCCGGCATCTCAGTAATGAGACGGTCACCCTTCTCACGCTGGAAGGCTTGCAGGCGGGCGCGGTCTGCGTCAGTTCGGGCGTCAGCCGGATTGAAGTAGTCGGTCGTAAACGCATCGACAAGGTAGTCGAGACCACGCTGACCCATTGCGTTCGTTGCATCCATAGCAGCATTTTCTTGCGGCGTAAATGCGTTGCGATCCCACATCTGCTGGCGACTGCGCGACTCTTGCAGTGCGAGCATTGCACGGGCTTGCGACTCGGCAGGCAGCGTGCCAAGCGGCTGATACTGGTTGTTGAAGTAAGTGACGGCGCTCTGCTTGCGCACAAACATACGATCGGACACATTGGCAAACGCGGTGAACTGGGGCTGGCGACCGATGCCCGTGATGGGCGAGCCGAACCACATGCGCCAGAAACCAGGCCGGAAACCGTCAGCGATCTGGGTGTCGAGTAGCTTCTGTTGCTGCTGGATGGTGGTGGTCTGGGGCGACGAGAAGATAGACTCCTCGAAGTTGGAAGTCGGCGACCCTGCATCAGTGCCCGGATACGCCTGCGCAACCGCGTTGCCAAGCTGCTGGGCTTCGGGCGTCGGCGGCACAACCGCTTCAGCCGGCGTCAGAGTACGCGGCTGCCCGGTAGCGGGGACCGATGCGGCGGGGCGTTGGGCGGCAGTCGGCTGTGCCGGTGCAGCAGGCGCTGCGGGAACGGAAGGCACGCGGCCCGTCGGCGCGGCAGCAGGCGGCGCAACTTCCGGCGCAGCACGACGAAGCTGATCGGCGGGGACGTAACTGTCGCGGCCCTCGTAGTTGACGCGCTGATAAAAACGGCCATCGCTGCCCTGCTGCGGGGCTTCCGGCATAACGCGAACCGGAATGTCGGCGTCGGGTCCCTGCCAAATCGCTTCACCTTCGGTGGGCGCGGCTTCCGCTTCGGGCGCAGCAGCAGCTTCGGGGGCAGGCTGCTGACGGGGCAGGGTTTCGCCACCAAGACGGCGAGCCTCGAATGGGCTGATCTGTTCGACGGTGCCCGCTTCGGCGGCTGTGCTAATTTCAGCGACGGCGCGCAGGGAGGCTTCCCGTTCGCGGCGCAGTGCTGCGGCTGACGGGGCTGCTTCGGCGGCTTGCTGGCGCGGGCCGAACGAAACGCTGAAGCTGGTTGCGGTAGGCTTGGCTAGGATACCTTCTTCCGCTAGGCGGTTCAACTGCTCGGTAACGAATTGGCGCTCATCCTTCGTAAGACGGCGAGGCTCAATTCCGCTGGAGCGCAGCGCCGCGTTGGCCACATCAATGGCCGAGAAGCGATTCAGGTTGGTGAGGTTGCCTTCTGCGGCTGCCTGCACCAGATTGCCGAGGAAGGCGTCGGGCTGGCTGGCCGCAAAGTTGGAGATGGCAGACTCACGGATCTCGCTGACGTTGCGCTGGTATGCAGCTTGGCGAGCGTCGTTAACCCACTTGGCGCGCGCTTCAGGTGTAGTAGCACTGGCAGGCGGGGCAAAATCGTCGGGATTGGCGGCAATGGCCTCGTTGACTTGCTCAGGTGTGCGCAGCAGTTCCGGCGCCTGCGGAATAGGCGTCCGGGGGAAGAACGGCTCGGCAGCAGGGGCAGCAGGCGCTGCGGGAGCAGCCGGGGTGGGAGCCGGGGCGCCGGCAACGGGGGCAGCGCCTTCAGCACCGGGCGTGGGCTCGGGAGTGGGGACGGCTTCGGGGGCAGGGCGCACGCCAAAGAGGCCGCGCGTTGCACCGCCAGCGACAGAACCGGCGGCGGCGCCAGCGAGGCCCGCTTCGAGAAGTTCACGCTGGACTTCTGGGTTGGTGAGATCGAGAGTCAAACCCGCTTGGGCGCGTTCGATGGCGGTCTGGCCAACTTCGGTAGGAAGCTCGGTGGCAGCGCCGACTGCCGCACCACGACCGAGGCGGGGCAGGAGGGCAGCGCCGGCTTCAGCGGCGGGGCGACCAAGCAGACGGCCGAAGCCGAGGGTAGCGACTTCGGGGACTGCTTCGAGGAGGGCTTGGGGAACGGCAGCAGCAAAGGCAGTACCGGGCGCGGGAGCGCGGGCTTCGGAGGGGCGAGCGCCTGCTTCCTCTTCAACTTGAATTTGGCGCTGGATGTTTTCGCCGGCCAGTTGAGGGAAGGAGACGCCGGCTGCACCAAGGAGGGCGCCGGGGATCGCGCCACGAACACCACCGATTGCTCGACCGGCGCGGGCACCAGCGATGGCACCAGCGATGCCGGCGCCAGTGCTGGGGAGGGAGCCACCGACCGCTTCGGCAGTTGCGCGGCCGACGTCGCTGGGACCTTCGACGGAAAGGAAAGGCGTGCGGAGGTCGCTGGGGAAAGCAGCTTCGGCAGAAACTTGCTGCGCGATGCGGCCAGCGCGACCAAACTGTTCGAGGCCGGGCTGATTGGTAAGCTGGCCAAGACCTTCGGCGGCAGAGTAGAGGGCACCTTGGAACTGGTCAATGCCGGAAGAAACGCTGCGGCCAAACGAAGAGCCGATGCCGAGTTGGGTCTGGCGCCAAGCCTCGAACTCTTGCGGGAAGTTCTGGCGGAAGTAGGCGCGTGCCTGCTGGGCGGCGACCTGCGGGTCGTCCGTACCGTCTACATCAACTGCGATAGTGTCGTTAAGCTTGACGCGGATCATCGAGCAGTTTGGCCGCTCGGATTAACCGTAATGCGAGGAGTAGCGGGCGGCTCGGGAAGGTTGACGCCAGCCTCGCCGATAGCTGACAAGAAACGACGAGCAGCATTGTCTCGAAGTAGAGCAGCTTCCGCAGCCGTAAGCGGCTCTTCCTGCGGAAAAGCGCGGGCACGACGAGCGTTTTCAGTGGTAACAGCGCGTTCGCCGGCTAGGCGCGCATCGCGTTCACGCTGTGTTTCGGCACGACCAGCCGCTCCAATCCCTGTAGCCCCGCCACGACGAGCAAGAGCAGCATTAGCAAGTGCTTGTTCAGACAGGGCAGCACGATAAGGACCTTCGACGGCAAGACGCTCGGCCTGAAGGCGGTTCTGTTCGCGGCGATACTCTTCTTCGGAACGCTGGGCGAGGGCTTGGCGCTCGACTTCGGCCGCTTGACGCAGGCGTTCGGTGCGGTCACGAGTGCCTTCTTCGGCGGCAGCTAGGCCCGCGCCCAAGTTCTCAAAGAAGTTGGGGCTCCGCGACCTAAGCATACCAATGCCGATTTCGCGGAGGCGCTGGTCGCCCTCTTCGGCCATCTGAGTCTGGACGCGCTGACGCAGCATGTCGAGAAAAGCGCTGGCCGGCGAAGTCTGTGCGGCCGGTTGCTTCGGCCGGCGTGACAGTCGGGGTGGACGGCTGGTTAGCAGCGGCGGCACGGCGGCGAGCGGCTTCCTCTTGAGCAAGCTGGAAGGAGGAAGGCGGGTTCTCGGAGACAGCAGGGGCCATCGGCTCGTTGACCGGCGACTCAGGCGGGCGAGCGCGCCCACCGCCAACAAGTCCGCGAAGGTAGTTAAAGAGGCCGACATTGTCGTTAACAATCATCGGAATCGGCCCAGCGGCGTTGCCGAGGGCGCGACGCAGCATTTCAGAGTAGGTTTCAGCCATGTCGGTTTCCCTTTACGACGGCAGCACCGGCCCGTAAACGCCGCTACTATAGTTCGGGTCTAGCCCGGGGTTGCCGACGGTAGTGGTGCGGAAAGGATTGAGGAAGCTGAGACCAAGTGCGCCGCCGACTGAACCAAGGCCGCCCATGATAGGGCCGCCAAGACCTGCGCTGAGAGCCGCACCACCAAGCTGGCTGATAAGGTTGGGGCCGGGTTCGGTGCGGGTTTCGGTGGTGGTGGAGCCGATGCCGAGAACTTGAGGCGACAGGCCGAGGCTGGAACGAAGGACTTCGATGCCGCGAATCGGGAAATCGCGCTCTTCTTCGAACTGCTGGCGAGCGAAGTCGAGTTCGGCCTGCTCAAGGGCGCGCTGCGCACCACCGGCTGCCGTAAGCGGATTGACTTCGGTGCCGAGGCGAGCCGCCGTCTGGGCAATGCCCGTGCCAACTTGGCCGAGCGCGCCGGAGTATAGCTGGGGGATACGCTCTTGGTCAAGGCGGAACTGAGCGAGAGCTTGGTTGTAGGCGTTGGCGCGTTCGCGGGCAGACACGTCGCCGACAGTGCGCTGCGTGCGACCCGTGAGTTCGGACTCGGCAATGGCTTGACGGGAGCCGCCAAAGGCGCCAGTACGGGCAGCCTGCTGGCCGAGACGGAGGCGTTCCTTTTCAGCAGCTTCGCCAATGTCGCGGAGAGCCGGCGCCAACACTGCCTCAGTGTACGGCGACATATAGCCCGTGAGGTCAGTTTCGGGCAGGCGCGTAGCAAGACCGCGCGCGGCAGCAACGCCCTCGCCAACCAGTTCGCTGGTGAGGGGCGACAAGGCGCCGCTGGTTGCCGCGATGCGGCGCGCAGCCTCGAAGCCGGCCAGTTCATCCGGCGTGAACTCTGCAATGCGTTGAGCGGTATACGGCTGGAAGGGCTGCGCAGCAAAGGCGCCAGCGCGGCTCAGAAGGTCCTTCCGCGCACCCTCAACTTCAGTCGGGACAGTCGGAGTGGTGGTGGCGGTGCGAGAAGACTTTTGGGGGCCGAGGCCAAGCAGCTTGCCTAGCATTAGCTAAGGCTCCTTTTCAGGATGTCGCCGACGGGCAGCGGCCCAGCCTGACGGGTGGTGCCGGTCTTAGCATCGCGGACCTGCTTCACGAGATCGTAGAGGCGACGCGCACCAGCGTTGGAGGAGCCGTCACCCATCATGGAGACGACGTCGGCAGGAATGACGAACTCGCCGTCCGAAAGGGCAGCGGCCCGGCGACCATTGATGGAAGTGGGGATCAGGTCGTCGAGGCCGCCGCCGGGACCAATGGCCACCTTGCCGCCACCTTCAAGTGGGACGAGGCCGCCGGCCGCAAACTCTTCAGGCTCTTCGTCGACCATGCCACCTTCTGCGAAACCGAAGAAAAGCCGGGCAGCAGTGTAGCCGACATCGGCCCAGTCAGAGGTGTCGCCGCCGTCCGTGAAGATGTTGCCGACGCTGTCGAAGACGCTGTTGCTGTCGTTGTTTTCGATGAAGGGGGCCCGGCCGTAACCATCGAGGGGGCTACCGCCGCCGCCGGAACGCGCTTCAGCCTGCTGGCCGGCTTGGGCTTCGATGGCGGGAAGGGCGCCTTGCGCAGGCATGACGGGACGGGAGTCGGGAAGCGGCTCGTCGCGCGCGGGTATGTCGTATATGTCGGGCAGGGCCGCGAAAGCGGGGAAGGTGATTTCGGCGCGAGGCATGTAAGAAGGCGTCGCGTCCTCAGAGGCTTCAATCGAGGGATTGAAACCTTGGTAGGCGGGGTAAAAAGAGGCTGCGAGGGATTCGGACATGGGTCGGCCTTCTAGCAGGTATTATAGCATGGACGCCGAGGAAAGTAAACCTATCGGACGTCGACGAAGTTGCTGGCTTGCAGGGCCAAAAGCAGCTTGCCGACGACGTTGGTTAGGGCGGTGACCGAGGGGTTCAGCATGTCGACGGTTAGGGGTGCGGAGACCGTGCCCTGAATGATGAATTGGGGGCGGGTCCGGCGACCAAGGTCGAAGAGGTCGCTCTGTTCGAGGACCTTGATGAGTTGGTTCCAGACTTCGCGCGAGGAGGCGTCCCACTCGGAGGGCGGGGAGGGCAGGGTGCGGGAGGAGATGCGGCGGGTCATCGCAGGCCGTCAGGCTCGATTGCCATGCGGAATTGGCCCATGCGCCACGGCACGTTGGAGGAGGTGGAGGATTGGATTTGGATTGCCAGTTCCCGGCCGCGCAGGCGGGTCGAGACTTTCTGGGTGTTGCCGGTCACGGGGAAGGGGCCCTTGGTGATGACGGGGCCACCGGGGTATTTGCGGGCCTGAAGCGAAATATTCAGGGTGCCGGTATAGGGCGTGTTGTCCGAGAGGTTGCTGAAGTCGGGGACGAACTTGTTGACGAACAGGATGGAGTTGCCGCCCTCTTGGTCGAAGTACGCGCCTTCGAGGTTTGCGCCGAGGGCAGAGCTATCGGCAGTGTAACCAGATTCCTGATAGTACAGGTTGGCTGCGTTGTCGTCAATGGCCAACGGATACAGGAAGGTGTTGCCGTCTTCCCACACGGTGCGGGGCATGGTGCCAATAGTCCAATGCTTCTCGCGCGTGTTGTAGATGACGTAGCGGTCGTTCTCGCCGTTAGGCGATTCCTTCGAGGTGTAGAACCACATGACCTCGTCGAAGGTCGCATTGCTGGCCGCGTAGATTTTGTCCTCGTACAGAGGATCGAGGTTGTCGTATACGAAGCGCAGCACGGTGCAGTTGAGGGGCTGGAGGCGGCCGTCGTACTGGAAGAACTGGCCGCTCGGCGACATCCAATAGAGGGTGCCGCTGTATTCGATGGACGCATTGCGGGCGATGATGCCGCACTGTTCGCCGACGGCAGTGAAGCCGAAGACGTCGTTGCCGCCGATGTAGGCTTGAATGTACATATCGTTGTCGGTAAGGATCACGGTCTTGTCGCTCCACCGAATGACGGAACGGATCTCAGAGCCACGGCTCGGCAGCGGATAGTCACCTGCGGTGTTAGTCGCGGTGGGCGTCCAGTCGGTGAAGTCTTCTTGGCTGCACCAGCGGATCAGGAGCGGACTGTAGTCGCCGGAGATGTCGTGGGTGCCGTATAGGAGAACGTGTCGGGCTTCCGAGGCGACGCGCACAATCTGGTTGACGGACGGTGCAGCCGTGACGATAGTGACGCGGTCGGTGATGTTGTTGTCGGTATCCCAATACATGAGCGGGCCGTCGGAGGGCACAGCCATGATGTTGGTGCCCCACAGGTCAGCGGACCAGAGACGGATAGGATCGGAGACGGTGCCGAAAGGCGTGCCCCAACCAAAGTTGCCACTCCACGAACCTGTGCCCCAACCAGAGCGAGGGATGGTCGAGATGTTGCCGGCGTTGTAGCGAAAACGAAGATTGGCCGAGCCGCCCGTTGCGACAGAAGTTGCCGCCGCCGTGGTGCCCGTGTCGATGGAGAAGCTGTTAGTACTAATGACGCTAACTTCAAAGAGAGCTTCAACCGAGGACACCGGATTGATGACGATGTTGCCGCCGATGGTTGTTGCGGCCGAGACGATGCCGACGAGGGTCTGGTCGGTCATGCCGTGCGCCGAAACAGAGACGATAACTTTGGTCGAACCAGCAGTCGTCGAAAGAATGTTGGAAGCGGAGACGGACGTTACAATGGGTGTGATGTCGTAGAAAGTCGACAGTTCACTAGAGAAAAGGCCATTGTGTGTAGCAATGAAGACGGCCGCTTGGGTAAGTTTGTTGCGGACGGATGTCAGGTAGCGGGGGACGCCGAAGATTTTCGGGTCCTGCGAGGCGTCGATGGCACGCTGCCAGCCGCCCATGAGTTCGGGGCGACCGAAGCGGAAGCGCACCTTGTCGGCGTCAGTCCAAAAGCCACCCGCGTCAAGCTGGGTCTTCTCCTTGAAGACGCCGACCTTGAACTCCAGTTCCCTTAGCTGTTGGTCTTGGAGCGTAACCGACATGTATTAGGTCTTGATGATGTAGTTGGACGCGACGTAAGGCGGCGTGACCGAGTGGGTATGCGTCTGGCCGCTACCCGTTGCATCGGTGGTAAAGGTGTGGCTGTGGGCGCCAGCAGAACTGGTTGACGGCCCCGAAAAATCAGTAGTTTTGTCAGCAGCATAAGTAGGAGCAAGTGAGCCACCATCTCCGGTTGTTTTAGGTAGCGTGTGGCTATGCTCACCGGCAGTTGAGGTGGTGCCGGTGTGGGTGTGCGAAGGAAGCTGGGCGGTAGTAAGGGCCGTGCCGCCGGAGGTGGAGGAGCCGCCGGTCGAGCCGCGTGCGATAGTGCCGCTGGCGCCAATACCAAAGCGGTCGCGGCGGTCAGGCACGTTGAAGGTCGTGGAGCCATCGCCGGAACCGTAGGCGGTGCCGATGATAGCAAAGAGGGCGGCATAAGTGGAGCGGCTGACGGCATCACCATTACAGAGGAGCCAGCCCGACGGGGCGGTCGTACCACCATATTCCCAGATGACGCCAGCGGGAATGGGCGGGGGCACTTCCAGCGTGGTTTGGGCAGCAGCGACGCTGGTGGCAGCGAGGAGCGTCTTGGTGTACGGGGTGGCGCCGATGGAGTCGACGCAGGTGGTGCTGGTGCAGACCGTGATGGTCGGGCCGTCGCGCGAAATGAGGAGGCCGGAGCCAGCGGACTGCTTGAGGGTGACGGTGAAGGCGCCCGTCGTGTTGTTGATGACGGTGTAGTTCTTGGGCGAAGACGGCACGATGATGTTGCGGTTGCCCGTCAACAGGCCCGTCAGGACGAGGATGGCTTGGCGCGCTTCGTCTTCGGCGCCGTTGGCCGTCGAAAGGGTGAAGTCGCCGGAACCGGCCACATTGAGGTTGACCGCGCCTGCGATGGATTCGGCGAGGAGGTCGAGGTTGGTGTTGGTCTTGACGCCCCAGGTGGTGGCGTTCTCGCCGGTCGCCTGTAGTTCGAGGCGAAGGAGCGGATCATATGTCGAGGGCATTACTTGCGTTCCTCAAGGATGCGTGTTACTTTGTCGTCAATCCTATTTAGCACAGTTGTGAGCTTATTTTCAAGATCGGAGACAACCTCTCGCGGGGCGAAGTCCTTGTTGACCTGGGCGACGTGGTTGTGGTGAAGCTCTTGAAGGTGTTCGGCTTTCTTATGCACGGCCGAAATCTCCCGCTGTAGATAGGCGCCGTAAGCCAACAGAAGTGGCCACAGGAAGGTTGCAACGAAATCGAAAACAAGCTTGATATCCATGACACGGTCCCTACAACGGGCTGCTTTGTGAAGGAGTCCAGACCACCCCAGTCACGAGGATGTTGGAACCGTCTTCGGTGAGGAGGTAGGCGTCGTTCTCTTGCGCCAAATAGTTGTCGAGGTTCTGAAGGGGGCGGCCGTCGGGGACCTTGCGAGACTCGAAGCGGGGGCGGGGTGGCCGGTTCTGCGGGTGCTTCTTAAGATCGTAGGCGCCGTCGTAACAAGCGGTACAGACAACGAGCTTGGTAGATTCCTTGCGTAGCTGGCGGCGGAAGAACTTCTGGCCACAGCGGTCACAAAGGGACCAGACGTCCATCTTCATGACTAGGAACCATAGTTAGTCTGGTCAGGCCGCGCGTCAGGAACTTGTTGGAGTTCGCGGCGGGGCTTGGCTGAATAGTTTTGCGGGTGGCTCTTCTTGTCGAAGCGGCCATCGAAGCAGGCGTAGCAGACGACGAAGTTGGTAGTTTCCTTGCGGAGGTCGCGGCGCTTGTAGTCGAAACCACAGCGGTCGCAGACCGACCACATATCGAGGACGGACATTACGGCGTCCCCGCGATGGTGTTTTCAGGCGAGCCCCTAAAGCGGTTGGAGGTGTCGGAACGGCGCGCCCGCGTCGACTCGATGTTGAGGACCGCGAGTTCTTCGTCGAGGATGGTCTTCCACACCGTGACGGCGCCAGCGTTCTTGGTCCACGCATTGGCGTACAGCATGGCGGCGGCGAAGAAGGCCGTGTCGGTGTAGGTGGAGAAGTAGTTGGTCGTGGTGGACGAACTAAGGATGCTGACGCGCGGGATGTATTCGATGAGGGCCGTGGTGTTAGACGGCGGCGTGGGCGCCAAGAAGATGGTGGCGTTGTCCTTGGGCGCGTAGTATTTGGAAGGGGCGCAGGACGTGTAGTCCGGCCAGTACGCGGTGAGGAACTCGTTGTTCTGTTCGAGCAGGTTGTTCCAGCCATCCGTCGCACACACTTGGATGGACTTGAGGACGAGCAGGTTGGAGGGCAGGGTCAGGGTGCGCGTCGATGCGCTGACCGAGACCTCGGTGAAGGTGATGATGTTGACCGGGTCGAGGCGCCGCTGCAAGTGGGACTGGGCACGCTCGATGATGGAAGGCAGGGCCGAGACGAACTCAGCCGAGTCTTCCTCCATGTTGGCGATGACGTCGTTGGTTAGGGTGGTGTAGGTGTATGGCATCAGCGGCCAATCCTGATGAGGACCTTGCCCCGCTCACGGTCTTCGCGCATGGCGCCCTTGAGGGCAGCCTCGTAATTTACGCGGATGAGATTGAGGCGGTCGGTCGGGACGGCAGCGCCGCGACGGAGGCCAATCCAGTAGGCGAGTCCGTAGACGAGGGCGGGCATAAAGCGGCGCGGGACGTCCACGTTGTCGAAGGCGCGTAGAGTGGATTCGGCGTTCTTCTGGATGGTGAGGACGACGGTGTAGGTTTGGTCGGGGACCGGCCAGAAGTTCATGACGTTGGTGGTGCGACGGCGATCCCACCAGTAGCGGGTCGGGCGGCCAGACTGGGATTTGGTAGGGACTTCCGCCCAACGCTCATAGCCGTCGCGGTCAATAAGGATGTCGGTGGTGGAAGTGCGGATGCTGGCGACGAGGACGTCAGAGATGGTTTGGTCGAAGGTCAGCGAGGAGACGGACGCGGAGACCGGGACGATGGTGGTCTCGATCTTGTGCAGGAGGACGTTCCGGTTTTGAAGGTCCGTCAGCAGGTAGTCGAGGCCACGTCGGGCGCTGATCAGTTCGTCAGCGAGGACAGGCCCGCCGCCAACCATCGCGGCAGCATCCTGCAAAAGATCATCGAACGTAGGGTCGAAGTTGGATGTGCCGCTGGTTGCCACGGTCGTTACTTTCCGTTACACCACCCCGTAGATGGTGACAAGCGGGCCACCGCCAGCATAGGAGGTGCGAACGTAAGGAATGTCGAGTTCGAAGGGCACGATAGCCTGGGTCACAGCGGCGGTCACCTCGGCGAAGGCGATCCACGGGCCAGCAGTGGTTGGCGCGGCTTCGAGGAAGACGGACGGGCCGGCAGCGGCGCTCTTCTGGACGAAGAAGGTGCGGGTCGGCGTACCGTCGAAACGGTAGTCAACGTCGATAGCGGGGCTGGTCGTGGTCGCCGAAGTCGACACTTGGAAGGTAATGAGGCGGATGGACTTTGTGGCGGGCATGCGATGCTCCTATGGCAAGGAAGGCAGACCCTGCCGAAGCAGAGCCTGCCAAACCTTGTTAGCCAATCACAACGTGGACGATAACGGAGCCAGCCGTGACCGCCGACGTGTCGATGGACACGATAGCCTGCACCGTGGTATCAGCCGTCAGCGCAATGGCATTGGCCGAAACCTGGGCGCCCGTACCAGCGTAGGCGCGGCGACCGGCCGTGTTAGCAGTGGTCGCAGCGTAGAGGATGCCCGTCGACGTCGGAATACCCACGCGGATATTCGTCGTGGTGTTGTCGAAGGGCGTCGTGACGTCCAGCACGCACTCGTAGAACGTGGAGCCAGCCGGAGCAACGAACAGCGGAATGGTAGTCGCCGCCGCCGCAGTGCCGGTCTTCGCCGTGTCCACGACCACCGAGTAGCGGCCGGGCACCCGCGCTTCCACAAGGTTGACGGACTCGGGGCCCGGCGGCTCATGGTTGCGGATGTTAAGCGGGTAGCTAAAGCTAGTCATCTGATTCTCCTTTATGATGGAGGAAAGGGGGCCGAAGCCCCCAATCCATTAGGTCGAACCAGACGAACCGAACCACTGACGCCAGTCAGACCAGCCGAAGCTGTAACGCTCGCGGGCCTTGTAGCGCATGTTGCCGGTCAGGAAGTCCACATCGTCCTTCGTCGCCAGCGGGGCGCGGATGAACATCTTGGTGCCGTTCGGAACGTCCGTGCGGATAAACCAAGCGTTCGGGTCCGTGAACCGATGGTTGACGGTGTAGCCCTTCGAGAACAGGCCCATGTCCTTCATGGCGTTCGTGTCGTTGTCCGCCGTGCCGACTCGGAGGTCCGAGAACAGAATGCGGTGAGCAACGAACTGAAGCTGCGGAGGAATGTGCAGGCTCACGGCGCGAGCGCCGATCAGCAGGCCACGGTCGTCCTTGGTCAGCGAGATCGTGATCAGCGCGGACTCAAGGGCGGTCTCGGACAGGTCCGAGCTAACGCGGTTGGACTGAGTGCCGGCCGCGAGGGTCGGGTGCGCAGTCGAGAACAGCGGCTGACCGTCACCACCAGCGTAGAGCGAGCTAGCGGAGAAGCCGTTGTTGTAGACGTTGGCAGCCTTGACCTGCTTGGCATTCGCCATCGCGCGGCCCATGGCATTCGCCTTCATCTTACCGGTCGTGCCATAGAGGTTGTCCTCGATAGCCTCTTCGGTGATGGCGAACGCCATCGCAACGGTCTCGTGGGTGTAGCGGCTCGTCCAAGCTTCAGACGCGGTGTCGAAGAACACCTGATCGCCTTCAGACTTGACCGGGGCCGTACCGAAGCCCGTCATCAGCACTTCTTCTTCGAACGAGCGGTCAGAACGCTCGACGTCGAACAGCGGAGTATGCTCATTGTCGATGCTCTTGTAGGCCGTGCCGAAGATGGCATTGAGGCCCGGAACAAGCTGCTTCGCAAATTGAGCGCGAGTCAAAATAGTCATTGTCTATATCCCCCTATTAGGCCGCCGAGACCTGCTGGAGGATCGGGCCGTTCAGCTTCACGACCAGCACCGGGAACGGATCGCCCCAGTTGTTGTCGGGAATGTTGGCCAGACCCACAAGCTTCACCGCCGTGTTGATGGCGGAGGTGCGGGTGGAAGCGTCCAGAGTGTACTGCGACGTGCCGTACACCGAGTTGACATCGCCGCCAGACGCCGTCACATCGAAGTTCAGACCAAGGTCGCCCGCCGTAACGGAGGCATCAGCCTGGATCAGGAACAGCGCGAACGGGTTGTCCACGATGTAGGCCGTCGGACGGTCGGAACCGTCGTACAGGCCAGCCGAGGACGTGTCGGCCGGGATCGAGTTCTTAAGCTGGGGCTGCTTGGTCGTGGGGTCGATCCACGCGAAGCCAGCCGCCACACCGAGCAGCGGACCGCCGCCCGTGCCAACCGAAGTAATAACGCCGCCCGACAGCTTGACCGGAGAGCCCTTACCGA